GATACATCATTCAAATATATCGTTTTCATTTCTCTATTAAATTCTACACAAGGGTGGTGTCTATATATATCCAAAAATGAATCTGGAATATTGTATGTCGTCTTGTCGTGATTTCCTGGAAACAAATAAAGAGTTAGTCCATTGAAAAGGAATAAATCTAACATTTTATCAAACGTTTGTAAAACCTTTTGTCTTTGAAATGTTCTTGAATCAAATAAATCTCCAGCAAAAATCAAGTTTTTAATCTTATTCTCTACTGCATAATCTACCATATGTACTACTGATTTATATACTTCATCTTCGTTTCCAGTTTTCAAGTGTACATCGTTGAAAATTATTGATAATATGTTTTTCATTTGATTTTAGTTATTGAATTAAAAAAGGGACTTATCGTTAAATAAGCCCCTGTGGTTAATTGATTAATTATTACATTCCTAATAAAGCACCTAATTGGTCGTCTAAATCATCTTCATCTTCCATTTCTGGCATAGACTCTACTAATGCTTTTTCAACTTTAACTGGTTCAACTACTTGAACTGCTTCTACAACTGGCTCTTCAACTTTAGCTACAGCTGGTGCAACTGGTTGAGCAACTGGTGCTGGTGCATTTTCTCCAAATCTTACATTTACAACTTTAGCTGTAACTTCGTCAACAAACCATTCTGTTAAATCTTCAAAGAACCTTTTAATTTTCTTAGGCTCTGCAGTTTTCCAGAATGATGCTTCTTTAAATGGTGCATCGTCATTTCTTAAAGCAATCTTATCTCCATCTTGAATAAAAGAAATACCTTGAACTCTTTTGTTTTTTACCTTGTCGGTAAAATCATAAGGATTTATAAAAATTTGTTTCGAGAAATTCATCTTTAATAAAACTTTCATCATATCTTGAGAACTTCTATTATTCGTCCCAAGAGAAATAATATAGTTTTCATCCCCTGAAGCAACTGTTACTAATATAGACTCTCCATACTTTTCATGCGTATTGAATCTAACATTGGTAACCATACCAGTTAAATTTTCATACTGAGCACCGGCTCTTTCGCCAGTTGTTCCATCTACCTTGTTGTAACTTTGTCTAGCAAATTGTGGATGACTTTCATCTTTTGATTTGTCCCAGATGAATCCACCTGCAATTGCTAAATAAGTTGCGTTTACTGTCTCATTACTTTTTACTCCTAATCCCATAATATAAAATGTTTGTTTGTGAAAGGTCTTTTTTCGTTTAGAGTTAGATGCCTTGGGTCTAATCTCTGTTTTTATTTACTTAATAATATTCCGTTAATTTTACCTTCAATCATTTCCCCGACGAACTCTGCTGGAGTAACACCTTGAACTAATGAATTCAACTTTCTAGATTTGTCTTGACATGCCCAATATAAACTACTCAATGAATTGAAATTCTTTTCAGCTTGTATATATTTTCTCTTTAATGAAATCCAATTTTCGTCAGTTTCAAAACATGTTTCCAATGCCTTTTCAGTTGCCTTAATTTTTACGTCTTCATTGTCAATTCTAACTGTATAAAACCCTGAATTATTTGCCGCTTGTTTTCGTAACTTCGCTTTAAATGTACCTTCATAAATTTTATAATCTAATCTTGTTTCAGCCATTAATGCTTCAACTTCTGCTTTAATCAATCCAATTCTATTTACGGCTGCTGAAATTGTAACAGCGTCACCGTAAATGTTCCCTACATCGATTCTTGTTAAGTCGTCCACATTGATATTAGCATCCATAGTGTCATGAAACAATGTCAGTTCCGTTTCGCCTACTCTAATTTTATACTTCATCTTCTGGTTGATTAAATAATGTTTGCTTTTTATTTTCTCTCATTATACCTACTGGTAACAATATCTCTTCATAATAACCTTCTAACACTGGTCCAACATATTCGTGACAATAAGATACTCTTCTCATTGGTGTCCAATTTAAATTGGTGTGATTACCAGTTGTTTTCTTACCATTACTTGAGGTCTTTCTCCAAAGTTCTGGTTTAGCATTTCTGTATTCGCCTAATGCAGGATGAATAGTTTTAGTAAAATACTTATAACCTTCCGCTCTGTACATTGCTGCTGATAATTTAGACATGTTTGTTCCCAAACCTAATCCTTGAAAATCTGGTAATACAACAATTCTACTTTCTCTAACACCTTTTTTATACATTCCACTTGGTTGTGGTATAACACAATTGATTCCAACTGGTTTACCGTTCCAAGAAAACAATATAAATTTACAAGACTTACTAACTTTTCCAGTTAAATAGTGATGTTTCTTGAAGAAATCCCAAGCACCATACTCGACTCTACTAATTTGAAGTTCGATACCTGGCCTACCTTGCCGAAGCCATTGGCCTATCTCTAGTGCCCCTCCATTTTTTTGTGGTGAACAAGTCCAATCTGGCATTAACCATTCCATTATATCATAATGACAACTTGCTAAAATAATTTTCTTTCCTGTTTTTCTGATGTATTTCTGTAATGCGAAAGACATTGCTTTTGCCACATCTCTATCAACTACAGATGTAAACTCATCAATTAAAATGATTTCTCCATCTTTTGCTTTACCAACTTTGTAAGCTAATTCCGCTCTGTATTGTTCTCCATTTGATAATAAATGAAATGGTCTAAGCCACGTTGGTACAGAACTTAATCCCATACTTGTTAATAATACAGTTGCTTCATCTGGTGAAAGCCAATCAAAATTACTAATTAAAGACTTTTCTCCATCAAAACTACATGTTGAAAGTTCGCCTTTACCTACTTTTTTTAAGATAGTTGTTTTACCACTTCCACTGCTTCCATAAATTACTCCAATGTTCCAAGCTAATCCCTTGATTTTTGAAAAGTCATAACTCACTTCTGAAGTTGTTTGTTCACTGTCTTGAATGTCGAACTTGTCATAAATATACTCGGTATATTTGTCGTTCTTAATCGTACTTGTTAATTTAATTGTACCCATAATTTTACGTTGTTTTTTTAAGGACTTTTTTAGTTTATAAATATAGTGCCTTTACCTATATCTATTTTCGTTATTGTTTTACTCTGATGCAAATGTACGAGGTCATTTTAGAATGGCAATGGATAAATCCATTTATTTTACAATATTTTACAAAAAGAATTTTCCTTGAAGGTAAATTGATTTGCTTTACTGTACTTTGGGTCATATTTTAACTCAGCACTAAATAACATTATTTTCTTTTCACAATCTTTTAAAGTGATTTTATGCTCTTCATATTCATCCGCCCACATGATTACCTTATATAACTTATAATTGTTCTCTATTACTAATCGAGCATATTTGCCATTCTTAGTATTTCCTACTTTACATTGAGTTACATATCCACCGAATGATTTGAATATACCGAACTGTTGTCTACTATTTAATTCTCTTGTCGTTAGAAAATTGTTTCCACATTTTTGTTGAACTGCAATTTTATCATAATCTATGAATGATAATCCAGTTAACTCTTTTTGTTTCTTTTTCCAGTACCACACTTTATCTACATTGATGTCAGAATACGGGTCTCTTGCTACATTAGAAATCTTAACTTTTAATGCTGTCCTATATTTAACTACAAGTTCATTTCGTTTGTTCTCTTGACCATCTTCTATATCATCTACGACATCGAATCCACCTGAAGCAATTAATCCTTCAACTGCAGTTTTCTTTACCTTAGAGCCTTTAAAAATGTTTCGCCTTAAAAAGTCTTCCAAACTTAAATAGTCTCCATTTTCTTTTCTTTCAGCTATAATTTGGTCAGCAGTATCTTCTCCAATACCTTTTATAGAACTAATTCCCCAAAATATGGTTGAACTTTCTAAATCTGAAGTCATTATTGAATAAGACTTATTGATATCTACAGACTTTAAATTGATTGTTTTCGCCTGTAATATTTCAGATAAAAACACTGACGTCTTATCTTCGTCAGCATAATCTAATGCAACTGTCCAGTATTCTATTGGAAAGTGTACTTTCAGATATTGTGAAATGTAAGCAGTAACTCCATAAGCTGCAGAGTGACTTTTGTTAAATGAATACTTTGCAAATTCTAATGAGATATTCCAAAGTTCAAGAAATTGTTCTTCCGTAGCACCATTTTTTAAAAACCCATCCAATGCTCTTCCTTTCCAAGCATCTAATATTTTTACATCTTTCTTACCTAATGCTCTTCGAACATCGTCTGCTTCCTTTAAACTAAGTCCTCCAAGGTCAGTAAACAATTTCATAATTTGCTCTTGATATATCAATAAACCATAAGTCTCTTTTGTAATATCTTCACATCCCCAATAATATTTTGGTGCTCGTCCGTCATTTTTACATTGAGCATATGTTTCGTGGAATCCGTTTTCCATAGGACCTGGCCTATATAATGCCATTGTAGCAATTACATCATCTAAATTTTCTGGTTTAAGACTTTTAACATAACTAGTTAATCCCTCAGAACCCATCTGGAATATGTCGCCTGTCCATCCGTTCGAAAAGAACCTAAACACTTCTTTGTCATCATATGGTAAATTATAAATGTCCGGAACATCCTTTCCATTATCTTTTGCCATTTTTAATATGTCAGTAAATTTATCTAATTGCTTTAATCCAAGAATATCATTCTTTAAGAATCCAGCATCATCCATTTCTCCACCACCCCATTGAGTAACTAACATTCCACTTGACTTACGCATTGGCGCCCATTCATTGGTCGTCATAACGTTTGGAGTCACTATCATTGCAGAAGCGTGTAGACCTTCTGTTTTTTGTTGGTCCAATATGGTTGACATCATGTAAAATATATCTGGGTTCTTTTTCAAGAATTCCTTTAATACCGGTTCCGTTTGCGACCTTTTTAAAATGTCCAATAAACTATCATCTCGCAACTGCAATTTAAAAGTAACTGTATTCGCTTGAGCGAAATC